CGGGCATCTGATCGTTCTAATATCAAAAGGCAATCATCGCCATTATTAACAAATTCAATACCGAAATGATGTTTATCAACATAAGATTTGGCCATTAGACACATCAAGAATTTGTTGCCGAGTGACGTGTTCATATCACCGGACATGCGAGATCCGACTCGTGAATACGTAAAATGTCCATCACTAGACCTGGCAAACCCCCTATTGTGGATCTGCCATCCTAACAACATCATCAAGAATTTATCTTGGCCAAATATTTGTCGATAAAAATCATGTTCAAATCGGAGAGCCTCGGGTGAGACGTGCTGGTCAAACCGACTGGCGTCAAACCCAATACACACCGGCCTTTTGAATTTATCCCACTTCTCCTTCAATACGCGGGCTTGTTCAAAGGCATTGTATTTGCTCATAATGACAGGCGACTTAAACATCCTATCAATAGCATCATACACCTTATGTTCTAGCGGCAGTAAGTATCGACCAAGCTCAACATTGAACCTAGGGTGTCGAGGTTGGATCACCCGTGGTGCAGGATCAAACTTGGTGCTAAAATTGCATTTTTCTGCCTTGACGAAAGTGCTTACGGAAGCATCTCGGGGTCGGATTGGTTTTAACGCCAACCCGTCACTAGCGGCTTGATAAATTGTCCGTCTGCGTCCCTTGTAGTACTCAACAAATTGTTGTCTAGTCACAGGGGATTGTCGTCCAATATCGGCCACCAGTGTTCGAGAATAGATGCTACACCGCCTGACAAAAGTGCCGGTAACACACGGCTGACATTTAGTTAATTTCTTGTCAGTAAATAACACCCGCTCGCCAACCCCTCGAATAAGGTTAACAAGTGAGTTGTTGTGAGTCTCCACCTGATCATCGCAAATAAACCGACTCATGGTTAAATATTTACGATTCTTGGGCATCCCTGTTTTAACGGGTTGGATGCCGGGGTATACACCACAGTAGGTGTCTACCCCAACCCGCTCAGCAGGGCCCCATCACTGGTCACCAGCCTCGTCGCCGAGGAGATCAGCGACGATACGGTGGTCCTTTACAGTGCCACTGTGCTTAATAGCCATGCGTTCCAACTCATATGCCATTGGTACAAAAACCAACTCGGTCGCGAAATCAACGTTCTCCACAATGTGGCGAGCTAAGACCCCGTGATCAACACATGCGTCATACAAAAATTTTCTAACACACATGTAGTTGGCTTGCGTACGCTTAAGCAAACCGAACTTTGCCTTGCCAATCTTGACTAAATAGGCACGGAAGGGCGCCTTCGATCGTTTACGAATAACACGTCGCACAGTGATAGTGTTATCAACTGTATCCAACGCTGAGGTTATCGATGAAGAAACATCATCAATGCTCATAACATTATCATCAGTGATCAAATTAACGACCTCACTGACAGCAACATCTGTCTTCTTCACGACAGCATTTGCCGCCCTCTTGTGCCTGTTGAAATGTTGCCATAAAGCCCAACCAACCCTGGCGGCCTGAACAACCACGACCGCTGCTTGTGCCTGAGGAGACACAAGTTGCACGACTTGAGTGAATGGTGTCAACACTAAAGCCATCTTTAACGCAGATTCACGACGAAA